ACAATTATTGGATTGAAACCGGGGTATGATTATAGCAAGCTCGACGAATATGGTGTTATCAAAGAAGGTAGTGTCATTAACGAAAAAACAATTCTTATTGGTATGGCGTCATCTAATTCGCAACAACCCGATACAAAGATTGATATGTCTAAGGGAACAAAAAAAGGTCAGTTGGGTGTAGTTGATAAAGTGTTTATTACTGAAGGGGAAGAAGGGCAACGTATATGTAAAGTGCGCGTTCGTGAAGTGCGTATTCCTAATATTGGGGATAAATTTGCGTCTCGTTCAGGTCAAAAGGGGACTGTTGGGCTTGTTATTAGAGAAGAAGATATGCCATTTACACGTGATGGATTGAAACCCGATATTATTGTAAACCCACACGCGATTCCGTCTCGTATGACTATCGGACAACTTGTGGAAACAATCACCGGTAAAGTAGGTTCAATGAATGGTGGATTTATTGACAGCACCTCATTCATTAATGAAGGTTCCAAGATAGACGTATTTGGTAAAATGTTGAATAAAGCAGGTTTCCATTCATCGGGTAATGATATTTTATATAATGGGTTTGATGGTACTCAGGTTGAAAGTCAAATATTCATGGGTCCAACATATTATTTGAGATTGAAACATATGGTAAAGGACAAAATTAACTTTCGTTCTCTTGGTCCTCGTAATGTATTAACACGTCAAGCGGTTTCTGGACGCGCGAATGATGGTGGATTACGTATTGGTGAGATGGAACGTGACGGTGTTATTTCACACGGTGCGGCCGCTTTCCTTAAAGATTCAATGATGACACGCGGAGACAAATATAAGATCGCAATATGTAACAATAGTGGTTTGTTATCCATATACAATAAAGATAAACAACTATTTTACAGCCCTGCTTTGGACGGACCGATTAATTTTGTTGGTTCGATCTCAAATAATGACATGCGTGTTGAGAAGGTCACACAACACGGTAGGGATTTTAGTGTTATTGAAGTTCCATATTCATTTAAACTATTATTACAAGAATTGCAAACAATGAACGTCCAGATGCGATTAATTACAGATGATAATATCCCACAACAGGATAACTTAAATTACTCATTGAATATCAAGAATTTATTGAATAGTAAAGGTGATGAAATGAAAGACCATATCACCGAATTAACAAAACAAATTAGCGATAAACTATTACACGTAAAATATAAACAACCTCATATTCCGGAAACACCCCCTAGTCCCGATACTCCTCCTACACCAGATTCATTAGTAGATGTAGATGAACAATTTATAAATATTTATAAAAAGAAATATCCTAATTCAAATAATATTGTAATTAACAATGCATATAAAAAGTTTTTAGAAACTGGTAAAATTGTAGATATGACAACAGATATTGGACCAATGACCCCCACATATACACCACCAACAGATAGTCCTGTTTGGGCTCCTACTACACCAACAGATAGTCCTGCTTGGGCTCCTACTACACCAACAGATAGTCCTGCTTGGGATCCTACTACACCAACAGATAGTCCTGCTTGGGATCCTACTACACCAACAGATAGTCCTGCTTGGGCTCCAGACGAAACAGAGTTAGCGATAGAATACTCAAATGGAGATAAGGTGCATTTTAGGAGCGATTTTAAACAAAACCGTATATGGATGATTAAAAACGTAGGTAATAAATTCATAACATTGGAGACTGAAGATTTTTCTGGATTGAACGAAAACGATTATGTGAAAGTTGTAACTCCTAATGATATTTATAAAGTGAAAGAATTACCATACAATGAATCACAAACACCTATTTCCGGATTAGAAAAAATGAATGGGGGGTCAGAACCTGTGACAACTTCAACTCCTTCTATTCAATTCGCTCCAGTATTCAATCTTGGAGGTTCTCAAACAGAAACTAATATTGATGAAATAAAAGAAACCATAAGTAAAATTCCTTTAGGACTTATGAATGGAGAAACTGATAACATACAAGAAGACGATAATGAAGAACCACCATTGGGGACAGCAGACCTATCAAAAATAGGAGGAAAAGGAATGAATAACATTATTATCAAAAAGGTTTAATGTTTAAGAGAAAAAATTGATTTAAATATATTATCATTATTTCATAGTAATAATATATACACCATTTATAATGAATGTTTCAAGTGAAGATATCCGACGAATTTACCGTTCTCGCCTTGTTTTGCTTGACTTAATGAAAACACAAGGATATAATACAAAAAACTATGAAAATTTCAGTGTAAACAATGTAGAAGCTATGATCGGAAACAATCAATTGGATATTCTTTTAGAACGCGATGATGGAAAAAAAGCATCCATTATATACATTGCCGATAAGAAAACACAACTCAAATCAAAGATCATTGATGATTATATTGAAAATCTTATTGATGTGGAGAATATCATTACCAAAAATGACGATATTATACTCGTATACAAGGATGAACCAAATGAAAATACACTTAACCACATAAAATATAAATTTGACAATGAAGGAGTGTATATCATCGTCCATAATATTAAACGTCTATTATTCAATATTTTAGAACATTCAATGGTTCCCAAATCCAGAGTATTATCTGATGATGAAACAGAGCAACTAAAAATCAAATACAATCTTAAAACCCTGAAACAATTACCTGAAGTATCACGATTTGACCCTCAATCACTAGCAATGTGTTTGCGCCCGGGACAAGTTTGTGAATATATTCGCACAAGTCCTACTTCCATTGAATCAAAATATTATCGTTTGTGTGTATAAAAATCTAATGGTAATACAAATATGAGTAGTGTGAAAAATTACGATCCTTTTAATTTTTTCTATATTGATGAACAACATACATTAAATTCTATTTCCAACGGGTGTCAAGGTTTATACGAAAACGTAAGCTTGGACGCATCGTGTAATAAAGCGACTATACATACAAATGACATAGATAATTGTTATAAATTGCGATTATGCGAAAATCGCGATAAAGCTGAAGAGTTTAGATATATTAAAGAAAATAATAATACATCTCTCCAAAAATACAGTGATACAAATAATGAATATAACGAAGAAATTATGAATACAATTAACCTATCCGTAGGTATTGTATTTTTGTCTGGTATAATATTTAAACAATATTTTAGTTAAAATAACATCTTATCATACTCTATATATTAAGATGTCATCAGAAACTGTAAACGCTGATTTTAAATTACTAACGCCTATAGAATTATATAATAAATGCAATGCTACGTCAATAGATACTCGTCCCGATGAATGTGCCGATTACAATTACTTTTTACCAAAATTTGAATTGAAATTATTTAATGTAGATTCTTCTACCAATGTAGCAACTCAGATTCTTAATAAAACCAACGTCGAGATTACACTTAAATTGTTAGACATTAATAACCAAGTCATAGAAAATGTATCAATGCCACGTTTTGAAAGTAATGACCCAACTCGCCCATTTGTGTATGAGATTGTATCAAATACGATTGAAGGAAGCACCGTAAATGGAGTCCATATTCCAATATTACAGTTTTCTATTTCAAATAGCGGTTCTATTCCTGTAAATAAATATGAATTACATATATTCAGAAATGATATCAACGAAGACGCAATGCATATTATTAATACACCTACTGTGGTATTCGGGAAAAAAGACATGGCAAAACGGAATATGACCGCTGATATTACTATAACCGCAGGTAATAATAGATATGACGCTTCTAATCAAATTGAAAAAATTACGATTATAGATGACAGTAATAACGAATATTCATCAACCTCATCAAATGGTATAATGTTTGATAAAGGAGTTGACAAAATGGTTACTTTATTTTTTGAAAATATGAATGTAGGTCAGACATTTAGAAAGATTAAACTCAACGTGGGTAAAACGAATGGTATAAGATTAGTACGTTTACGTGGTTCATTTAAAAATGATGATGGCACCCTATATGCTTCTTTTGATACAAAATCAAATAAATGGATAAAAAACGGAAGTCATACAATTGATATAGGCAAGTCAATAACAGTACCAACGGCCCAAGAAACTGATTACGACAATATTACATTGAAATTCAATGTTACTAATAAGCAATTATCTGGTCCAGAAAGTTTCACTGTATACGGATTAGGAAAACAGAATATGAATAATGATGTAAAAAATATATTAAAAAGAACGAATTTTGAATCATTTTCAAATAAATTAAATTATTCTAATTACGGGATTATGGAAGGATTTGATGGGAGTGTCATTAATACCACAAATTCAGATGAACTCAAGAAAATTCATAACAATATAATCGTTCAACAAGCAGATTTGGATAAAAATATTTCTGAACTCAAAAAAGATAAAAACAGTATTTATATGGAAAATCAGCGCCGGTATGATCGCACAATGTTTGGAGGCATCGTCACAACCATTTTAGCATCATCTTTAGTATATTATATGTTTACGGATATGTAAAATTTCATATATGTATAAAATATATATGACAATAATTATAAATGACCCAGATGGTAATAATATAACTAATAATAATATTACATTTAATTCGGACCATTTTACAGAAATAGATACGAACTATATTTCATATTCTGGAGAACTCTCATTGACAACAACGAACAGCAAATATAGTAGCTCAAAGAAAGTTAAAAGTATTGAAGTATTAGATGAAAATAATAATAAATTAGGAGAATTAGATACCACAAATATAAAATTTAAGAAAAGCAAGAAAACAACTATTCCTTTTAATTTTGGGGACACATATAGTGGAAATAACGCAAAGAAAATTAAAATAGGTATGGGTAGTGATGGTATAGATGTATATAAATTTGATATTAGCGCGTGTAATACTAATATATCACATATTGTTCCAAATAATAGACGGTGGGTGAAAAATAAAACACAGACATTTACATTTGATAGTGCAATGCCATTGAGTGATTGTCCGAGACCCAATGTTGATGGAATGAATAAATATTTGGGTAATGGAAGTGCTTATGTTATAATGGAACAAAATGAACTTTCATATCTTAATAAAATAGAGTTTGAATACACTGCTACTGATAATAACAATTCTATTATTCCTGATTTTATATATGTTATTTATGGAAGTGATAGTCAAACAGATTTCAATGAAATAGTATACACCCGTGATGTTACGTCCGGTTCGGTGCAAGAAAGTGAATCTATCGAATATCCAAAACCATTCAATTATTATAAATTGATGATTACCTCCGTTAGTACAAATAATATCACACTATCCAAAATTACTCCAACATTCGCACAATTTTCAATAGATACAGGTATGAATGCGTTAAATAGAGATAAAAAACAACACTTCGAACATTTTTCAAATAGAAGAGAGAATATTAACGAACTCATTGTCCCTGGGATTATCACATTGCTATTTATTAGTGTGTTATCGTTGAGAAAATAATGTCATTATTTTTATATATACATAGAAATAATGATGAATTCAAAACTGAACCAATATAATATAATTGAAGGAAATACTAACGAATATACGCAGGCAGTTAAAGCAGTTGGTTCATACTTCGACGATCAACAAACAAAATTCATTGAAATTACAAATAATGTGAGTGATAATATTCATGAATACAAGGAATTGCGTAGAGAAATGAATGAAGTTAACAATAATACGATGACACGAGTATCTGTAACCTTTTCAAATAAAGGGAATGAAACAACAGGCGCAAATATTAAAGTTAATAGTTCGCAATTATATGACGGTTCAATTAATTTAGTAGATATTGAACCATTCTATAAACCCAAAAATCATAGTGTTGAAATATCCAGTCCAACATATTCTGAAAATTCATATAGTCACGTCTATATTGAGAATGATGTATTGTACGTAAAAGATATGGTTTTAACTACTGCAAATGATGTAAGTATAACATTATTTTTTTACACCAAAAACTTAGAGCGCAACTACCTATATCCCGGAAACGAACATCCAATCAAAGATGATCGCTATAATGTATCAAAAGCATTGAGTGACGATACTGAATTATTAATTCAACAAAATAAACAAATTGGGATATTAGGTTTAATTACAACGAGTGTTTTAGGTGTTGGATTATATGTCTTATCACGAAAATAAATATTTACATAATATATAAATATTTGATAATGAGCGCAAACAAAGACGTTATGAAAAATCATTTGAATGTATTAATTGGTGAGTACAAGAAACAAATTGAAGATAATTTAACGAATGGTACTAATAACTTGAGTCTTACTGATGCGAATGGAAATAATATACTAATTGTAGATACAACCGACGGATCCGGTTTAACACTCGCGGCAGGCAATGGTGATTCTAATGGAACTATTGATATTAATAATACTACGTTTACAAATATTGGCACTATCAATGATACAACTATAAATGAATTAATTGCCAAGTATAACAAGGTTGTAAAGTCTTATTCTAATATTAACACTTCATATGACATTGTACTCCAAAATCAAAATACACTTGCGAATATTATAAATACAGAACAAGATCGTTTAGAAGAAAAAAAGGAATTGGTCGATACATCTATCTTCGAACAAAAGCGCGCTCAATCTCTTAATGAAAGTTATCGTCAAAAATACAATTATTACATTTATATAATAGTAGCGGTTATATTACTCTTTGTCAGCTTCATCGTTATTAGTCAAGTAAGTAAGACTATTACTTTCATTCCATCAGTAGTATATGATTTGATGTATATTGCGTCAATAACTATAGTCGGATTTTTCATTTACTTCACAATGCTAGATATTGCGCGTCGCGACCATATGGATTTTTCCAAGATTAATGTGAACCCACCAAGAAAATTAACATCTGATGATTTGGAAAAACAACGTGACTCCAATTATAGTGGGGTTAATATGATGCCGAAATTTTGCGTAGGTTCAGATTGCTGTAATCCCGATGATGATACTAATCCAACCACGTGGGACGTTGATACAGGACGATGCGTATATAATGCTACTGGTGCTCCTACTGTAGATTCATTCAAAATGCAATACCGTCATAGTTATACTCCCATCAAAATGAAAAATGAAACGGTTAATTCAAAACAATACAAATCATTCAATACTATTGATAATTTCGAATATGTATAATTTATCATTACTATATTTACATAATATAATCATGGTGTATTTATGGCAATAAAAATGTTCTCCACATAATATAAATAATGCTTGAAAATTTTTATGGAAGAAGATATAGCCGTAGACTCAAAAAATTAAAAGCAAAAATAAATAGTTCAATAACAGATGAGGAATCATTTTGTTATTTGGGTCGTTATCCAGATATAGCAAAAGATGTAGGTAGATATAATTTGTATGATGGAAAAGAACATTGGTATACAAAAGGAAGATATAAAAATTTAGATAAAAGTTGTCCGTATTTAATATCAAAAGATGATTTTGAAGAACGACAAGCAATTCGCGATGCAAAAAAGAAGGAAAATAAAGATATTATATCTCAACGTAAAGACGTGCAAAATGATTTCAGAGATAAAACGACACAAATAAAAGATATTAAAAACAGCATAGATGATTTGAATTACAAGATATACGACAAACAATATACTGTCCCGGAGTTTGATATATCCAAACTATTTTTAGAAAATGAAGGTTTTAGTAATTATATTATTGAAGGCGTAACAGGTATGAATGAATATACAGGGGCTTTGACAGAACAAAGACGCTTTGCAGCCCAAGCATTAGCAAGTCAAGAACAACAAACTTCTAATATTGAAAAGAATATCGCATTTTTAAAAGAGATAAATGATGATGCAAAAAATACAACTCTAATAATAAATGACATCAAAAACGTTTCTAATGATGAGACAGTAAATAAAATGCGCGAAATAGAAAAACAGAACAGCGACATAGATAAAATTATTATTAAAAATACAAAGAACGACGCAAATACGAATTACGTAAAAGGATTTTATTTACAAGATGATTCTATAAGAATGAAACGATTCAATCAATATTACTTGGTTTGGATATATTTCATATTATTCATTGCTATATCGTTTATATTTATATCAAAAATAAATCAAGATAACAAAGTGAATACGTATATATTCGTTTTTATTTTAGCAATATACCCATTTATCATTGGAATGATCCAAACATTCGGATACAATATATTATATAAAATATATAATTATTTCAATTTCAATATTTACAATAAAACATAATTTTTTGTCATTATATATTAGATTACAATGACAAGTATAAACAATAGCGAAGAAACCAAAATAGATGTTGAAGTGGGTGATACTATTGCATTGAAATTAAATACCAGTCCCGAATATTATGTATCGTACAATTCAAAAAGACACCGGTATGTAAAAGATAAGACGAAGGGAAAAAACGCACAGTTTATTATTGGTTCAACAAATGATGGGTATACCACATTATACAATAATAAACATAACTGTTATTTGTATGTAAGTAACCGGTTGGATGTTGATTGTGTAAAAAATGCCAGAGTTGCAAAAAAGACACACTTTTCAATTATAAGCGGAAATAATAACAATATTGCATTAAAGAATAGATATCATCATTCATATTTGAAGTTTGGAGAATATGATGATGTATTAGGAGCTGTAAGAGATAGAAATATGCCATCGTCATTAAATAATGAACTTTTTATACCTGAAATTATATCAAAACGGTCTCAAGTAGAAAACGTTGGTGATATACAAAAAAACATTAACAAACGAATTAATAGTGGCATAATTTCAAAAGACGAATCTGTGTGTTATATGCGTCGTTATCCAGATATTGGAAAACAAGTGGGTGGAATTTTCAAAGTAGACGAAGGACAACAACACTGGAAACACGTTGGACGTTGGCAAAATTTAAATCCATTATGTGATGGTAAGGAATATACGCCCGACCGATACAAAAAATTACAGAAAAATATAAAGGCATATAACAAAGAAATCGTCAAAGAAAAAGGCAAAATAAATGCGATTGAAAATAAAAGTGCTAAGCTTGATAATAAATACAATAGTTTAACAAAACAGAAATCAGAATTAAATGACTTATTATATGTAGATTATCCTTTTCCAGACGAAAACATTATTGACACAGAACAAAATATAGTACAAGATAATATAGAAGAAGGTGAAATAATGAATGTAGAAAACTTTGAAAACTATAATGACGGTAAACAATATATGCTGTATGAAGGCATGGGATTATACGACAAGGCATTAGATTTGAATGAAGATATTGAGACCAAGAAGCGCGATTTCAAAACAAATATTAACAAAATTCGCGGATTAGAAAAAAAGAAGAATGAATTGAATACTGAAATGAAAAATAATTTCTTGTTACTACAGGAAACGTTGAATAAACCCGAAGATATAAATGAAAATGATACAAGTGATGAGTTTACAGAAGATTCTATTGTTGAAAATATGACAACCAGAGATAGATATCAAGGTTATTTGGCAATGAAACATCAAGAAATATTAGATATTGAAAATCAAAACAAATTCTTAGACAATGAAATGAAAAAACACGTAAATAGTAACATGACATATGAACGAAAATCGGAATTCAAGAACGACCATAATACATTAATAATGTATATTAATCAGCAATTTTTATTCTACGTGTATGCGTTTATAGCATTATTTACAATATATTTAATATTATTCAAAATAAGTGATATTCCTCGTTATTTGACGATATTGTTTACAATTGCTATTATTATATATCCTTTCTATGTTTATTCATTCGAACAAGGTATATACAAGGTATGGAATTTCATATACTCAAATGCTGTAGGAGAACCAATGCGTTAAAAAATATCATATTTTTCAAAAATTATGATATTACCAAAAACATTTTGATATTCTACTTATAACTGTTCTTCATTGATATCAGTTGAATCATCTGTTTCATAATCATATTCATTGTCCGATTCACTCATTGCATTACCGTGTATCAGATCAATGCCACGCCAACGACCCTTGATATTGCGCCCAAATCGTTTATCCAAATAATCATATACATCCATCGCCGATGGTCCATTGCGTCCATATGTGGATTGATACCAAAAGTTGAATTCTGTTGAAACATCCTGTTTCATGACACTTGATGATGGATCACGCTTGATCTTATCACGAATGAATTCAGCAATATGATCCATACTCTCCTTGTAATTATTACTTGCCGACAATACTTCGTCACAGTCGTTAACCTTACCTTGTGTTTCAACCGCAATATCAATGAGAAGGGATGCCATTACTTCCTTCCATCGACCAAAGCTATCATTCAAATCTTTTTCATCTACCTTCTCAAACTGATGCGGAACATCTTCTTTTGGGAACTGTTTATATAGTTTCCCTTTATCTACAAATAGTGCGTCGTGAGGAACAATGCGAATACGACGCCAAGTACCGTTATCTGTTGCGTTGACCTTTGGAAGGTTATTTGTAGTAATCGCCAATTTTAGTTGTGGCTGGAAAATCACCGCCCTTGTTTGATATAGACCACGACCTTGGACGTTATCATTGCCGGCGGTCAATTGCTTGAATACGCCTTCATTTAAAATGTCTGTCTTTGAAAGCTCATTCATTACCACAAGACGCTTTCCCTTCATACCTACAATTTCCGGCGCTACACCACCAACGCGTGCACGACCACCAGTAATTACAGATGATTCACAATCATATTTATATTCTCCCAACACTTGCGACATTAGTGATAGAACCGCAGATTTACCATTTGCACCAATACCTAAGTAAAAGTTTGCGGTTTGCTGGTCGTTCCAACCAGTCATACAACACGCAAGATGTTCCCACATATATTTTCGCAACACCTTTTCAGGATATACTTTACTCATAAAATCATGTATCTCATCAACAATCGGTTGATGTATTTTCTTATCAATTGGGATGTAATCAATGCCCGTAGATAATGATATATAGTCGATAGGCATGCCTGGCCTGAATTGCTTCTCTTTGAAATCATATACGCCATTATTGAACGCAATCAAATGTTTATTTGTATCTAGATTGTTGATAAAATCTGGATCATAGAACAATTCTTTTGATTCTGTCATCACGTTTCTCTTTGTAATTGTATCGCCTAGTTTATTAACAACATGCGCTACACGACGAGTAACATCTTTGTTTGCGTTTGATAGTTTATTTTTATCTTCTTCAGGAACTTCAATACGTCGTTCTGTTGAATTATTAATAACTACTTTATTTTTATACTTTTCAATATGTTTCCCTAGTTCTTTGATCTTTCTTCTAAGTGATATACCTTCTTCATCTTCTACCCAACGATTATTCTTGAAACGAAACCATTGGTTTGACTTTAATCCGGCACACACAAATTCGCCTTTGTAAAGGATGTACATAATTTGTCCCAATACATCATCAGGAATATTACTTTTCTCTTCCAACGCATTATTGCGACCATATATAATAATTTTGATTAGTGGCGAAATAACCTCATTATGAAGTAAATCATTATGTAGATTCGGGTTCTCTATTTTCAACCAATATATAATCGAACGAATTGTAAGACCATGACCGGTTGACGCATTATTCCAACGTTCAATCAACTCTGGAATGGTTGAATATGAAAACCCCGATGCTTTTGCACTGAATGCTATCCATACAATCAATAGTCGGGGGTCAGTATTTTTTAACGCCCAACATACACGGATCCAATTTTCATATGAACCGTTACCATAGTATTTATCTGATAATGCCATTGTATAAATATATGCTTCGTGCAATATGGGCTCGTTATTACAGGTTGTTTCCAAAAACGTCTTGACAACCATTTCCAATTCATCCGCTGTCGTAATTCTACTGAGCGCATTTTGTTCGTCACCCCGTATTTGTTCCATAAATGGATTTACTACTATTTGCGAATTATTAATGTTTGGATTACGACCACCTTGAAGCATTTGTTTATAGTTATTGTATTCGTCACAAAATTCGTGTCGTTTAAAGAATTCGGGATTCTTAGTATTACGCACAGACAGATTATGGATATTTTCAGTAATATTAAAGCGGGTAATATCACATTCTTCCATTGCCATTTCGCCATCATCGTCATCGTAAGTTACTTCATATACATTCTTCAACAAATATGGACCAATAGAATTCGGTTTCTTACATCCGTACAATTGCCAAGGCGCATTTCCAGAACTTACGCTCTTATCATATACATCTTCCATGCTATTTACCAATGGTAATTTACCAAATATATCATTCATTTTCGGAAGTACGCGATCGCGCAATAACATTTCTATCACTTTATCAGATTTAATGCCTATCAAGATATGGACGCCGTCCTTTGTCAGGTTCTTTTCCTCAATAATAGTGACACCATCTTTTAACATTACATATACGGAAAATGGATTATCTTCATCAAACTGATACATTGATTTCAACTCTTCCAATACTACGGATATAAATAAAGATATATGATTGCTATTACATTGACGTGTTCGGACATTTGACTCATAATGAAGATCCAAATCTATTGCAATAGGACCTCCTTCCTTATATTGAGCTTCTGTCAAATATGCATTTTTACCTTTATTCAATATATCACTGCTATATAGTTTCAAAAATTCATTATATTTATCACCCTCAATGCTATAACGTCCTCCTAAAATGTTTTCTTCTTTTGATGGGATTTGTGTATTTGTTATAGAAACACTTGTATCCCCTTTTTTTACACTGTTTGCAAATAGGAATTGTTTCAATCGTCCGTTAATGGACATTTTTTCAATAATATTAATGGGAGTATATACATCAATAGTAGATTTTTTTTGATTCAATTTTTGCGGCAACAAAAAATTGAACGATTAATATATAAAAATTAATATCAAGAGTATTTATATTATAATGAAATTCTGTGATAAATGCGATAATATGTTCTATTTGGGTATCGATCAAACTAATCACAATGATATTACACATTATTGCAGGTTTTGCGGTAATGTAGATAAAAGTGCGAATCAACATAGTTCATGTATTATCAATACGTCTACTGATTATATCAATGACAATAATAATATTGTTGTAAACGAATTCACAAAAGTTGATCCTACATTGCCTCACCTTGAAAATACTGTTTGTCCGAACAATAAATGTGAATCACATAAACCCAATAATAAAAATGACGTCATTTATATTCGTTATGATAATAATAATATGAAATATGTATATCTATGCTCTTATTGTGACCATACTTGGAAAAATGAATAAATAATATTACAATAAAATTGATTTGGAAATATTTTTTTATATAAAGGTAATATAATAAAATATGAGTGCGTTTGACGATGAACCCGATATCTTCAATGAATCCGACGACGAAGGAATAGATACAAAAAATGAAAATAAGGAAGACGATGATGATGTTGATGATGTTGTTGTTGATGATGTTGTTGATGATGTTGTTGATGATGTTGTAGATGATGATGTTGTTGATGATGATGTTGTTGATGATGATGATGATGATGATGTTGATGATGATGATGTTGTGGATGATGAAGATGAAACTAAAAATGAAAATAAATCATTTAGTAATAATCTATATCTACTGGATGATGACAACTTTTATGAGTCCGATAGTGACGATGATGAAGATTATGTTGAAAAGTTCACAAAAGAAACATCAAAAGAGACAATTATGAATTACTATCCGGAACACGTCCAACATAATATTGACGAGATTGATAAAATGTCAGTTGTTGTGCGTGATGAAAACGGATCAATTATTGACCCTCTTCACAAAACTGTACCCTTCTTAACAAAGTATGAACGCGCACGTATTATCGGTGAACGCGCAAAACAACTTGAGTATGGTTCTAAGCCGTTTATTCATATAGAACAAAATGAAATTGATAGCTATTTAATCGCAGAAAAAGAGTATTTACAAAAGGCAATTCCGTTTATTATTAAGCGTCCACTTCCAAATGGAAGTTGCGAATATTGGAAACTCAAAGATTTAGAAATTATGTAATTTGGTAAACACAATTATCCAAATAAAAAATAATATGTTTTTTATTTGAAACAATAAATGAAGTTGGCATTAGTTCATTTTCCAATTTTTACCACAGTTCAAACAACTTACGAAAATAGTCGCAGGTTCATCCGCACTGCGTGTCTGTAGTTCATAATACGTGCATTTCTTTGATTTACATTTCCTACACGTAAACATGTCTGTGGATGCTTCCAAATTTGTAGAATATTTGCTTTCGTCCCTTCGTATTTTACGTTCAATCATATCTTTCCACTGTTTTGGATTCATTTCTTGATGTGTCATAAAGGCAACGTTTTGAGGTAGTATCTCATTGTTTTTAATTTGTTGGATAAGCTCACTATTTTTCAAATTTGACAATACAGACCATAATTTACTCACATATAGAGTTTCAAACTGTTTATTTTCCCACTTATTTATAATCTTTCTGATTTTACCTTCCTTGATACACGAATTGTAAATACCTTTTTCCATATTTATACATTTAGATTCATCGTCAATTAACCTATTGAGTTTATCTACAATATTCTTTCTGAACTGTGTTGGAGATTTGATGGTGAGACCGTTCATATGTGTATTACTAATACTAATAATTTATATTTATTTATTGTTATTTTAAAGGGTTCAATCAATTTTATACTCATGGTAACTGATACACATTTGAAGGTGTAAATTCGCACAAAACTACGAAAAAAAAACATATCTGTGTAATTACTACTATACCTTCAAATTAGTTTGACAATCCTGTGGGTTAAATATATTCTTCTTCGTCGAGCTCACTCTCACATTGATAATCATCATCCATATCTTCATCATCATCTACCACAAAATTGTCTTTTGCATATCCAGATTTCGTCTTTTCCAATTCATTATACACATCATTTTCATCACTGCTTTCTTCTTCCGAATTATTCAAATCCTCAAATCCACCAAATAGATTTTCGTATATCTTTTCCCACTGCTTTTTTGTAAGGTCCTGTGGAACACCATCCTCATCAAAAGATACAAGCGCATTTGAGCCAAAATATAGCTCCTTATCTACTGGTGGAGGATAATCGTATTTGTTTTCCTGACCGGCACGACCTTCCTTTTTAGCATAAAGAGCAATATTGTATGTCTTATCTTGAATATTTACATTCCATGTTGTTTGCTTCTTGAAATCCTTATTTTGGGTTAGTCCACATTTTTTATACAATTCCTCTTCTGAGAATTTTTTTACTTTCAACTCCTTGATCATTGCTGTCTTATCGACAATAAGAATTTTCACACTTTCTGACATTAGGTATAAATGAGTTAATAATTTGTATTTATATGATTCCAAAATAATCTTTCAATTTTATTGGTTTGAATATTTAACTTTGTTTGTTTGAATAAATTATAACCATGTATTTTATTTTAGAATTTATATTTTACATTATATTCTATGGATCACTCATTTATGGACTCCATATGGGCTATTTGTATATAAAAGATAATTATACACAAACCATTATCATTGATACCAAAGTTAAAAATAAAAAATATGACGAGATTTTGAACCATTTAAAAGAAGTTGAAACTACACATCAAGAAAATATTTTGTCAATGGATAATGAATTATCTGATTTATTAAATGATGAATTACAAAAAGAATGATTTAGTATATGAATAGTCGTTCGCTATTCTCGCATCTAAACCACGGGATATGATGGCTGCATCGCAATACCGCAAATTCCAGGGTCGTTTGTGCTATCACTTCTTTCAATCTTGATATATCCCCCTTCTCCCCATGAAGGTCCCCAACTGTTCTTTACTAACCAATAAGAAATACCGCTTTCTACACCGTAGCCTACAATTAAAACACCGTGATCCAAGTTTGTGCCACATTCTTCACTTGTTAACACACCACCTGTATACATTTGGAATACACGAGTATCCGCTTCAATCGCAATAGATACCGGCGTGTTGTATACTGCTTCTTTCAAGTGTACCTGGTTATTGGGGGTTACGTCTACACATCCCGACATTGACACAACAGGAGTACATTTTTTGCATTCTTCATTTGATGTAGCGGTGTATGGATATTCTTCTTCTAAGCACACGCCGTTATCCATCGCATATTCAAATGCTTCATCCATCAAACCACCATAGCAACCGTGGTTTCCATATGATTTAGAACATTCTACCAATTGTTGTTCGGATAGGCTTTCTAATTTCCCTTTGGAAATTTCCCATGCTCCTTCCATTGCACCAGTAGCACTAAACGACCAACACGAACCACACTGACCTTGATCCTTTACAGGTGTTACCGCACCTTCTGTGCGCCAGTCACGTTCATCAGCTACCTCGCCGTTCGCCGATTGAAATTTGGAACATTTGTTGAAGAATGGACCACCTACACCAAAACCATTGAACTGACGGAACTCTTCCAATGTCATATCGGAGAATCGTGTCATACCTAAGGTATAGCTATTTCCGGTGTTTTTACGAGCAAAACGCATATTATCTTCAAAAATGCTAAAACGTTCGCGGAATTCTTCTACACTGGTATACATTTTATTGAAACGGTGTGTGAAGTGTTGGAAATCAGACCATAAAGGATGAGAAGCGTTAAACGCGGATGAGATATTTACGAGAGAAAGTAAAGATGCAAAAAACAAAAACATTTTATTATACACTAAAACAATATTTTTCTTTATGTTCTTATACTTTAGTCTTTTTTAACTGCATAAATTTGAGGATACCAGGATAACACCGGAAAACGAAACCAATATCCCTTTACTTTATATTTACCTCCTTTTTTTATCATCGCATAATCATCCCCGCTATTGAACTCCATCAATATGAGTCTATCTACAATTATATATGTATTTCCTTCGTTATCAATCACGCTGAAAATTGGTGTTTTTCCCGACTTAACATATTTTTCACGGATTTCAATTTTCTTTTCAAATGAAGTCGCAAATACTGCAATCAATTGTAACAACGTATATACAATGTAACTCACAATAAACGCCACTATGTAAAACTGTGTGGTATCTTTGGGTAAATAAGAGATTATGTTTTTCATTTTTGATGTATTATATATTATCACACACATATAAAAATTGATTTTAATATACAATTAGTGTATCTATTACTACCAAAGCATTATGGAACTTGACGATAGAGAAATCCAGTCAGTATTAAAACGACTTCCCGAATTTAAACTTTCATATGAAACTGTTTCACATAAGAAAGTTTCACATTATGATACAGCATTAGCAATTCCATATGGTAAAAAATGTTATGTTGGTTCTCATATGAGAATGAAAACAATGTGTGTTATTGTTTGACTATGAATAAAAGCAAAGAATATTCAAGTTGTATCAAAATGACGCATCAAGGAAATTACGAACTAGGGTACAATACATTGTTATATGGTACTCTATATCAAGAAGACAATAATCCAAACAAATATTTCATTATTGAAGACATATACTATTATTGTGGCGTTCAACTTCCTCATTTCCAGATGATTGAAAAATGGGACCTAATAACTTCTACGTGTAGTGAATGTAGCACGTTGTTGTCAACATACAGGTTATTTATTTGTTGTCCTATTATTTGGGAACATCCTATCCAGTCTAATTATAGTGGTGTGATTCCTCGGGATATTGAAAGCACAATTTCATACAACATTCATCATATACAATATCGTTCTAATTATAACATGGAACCATATTTAAATGTTAAGACACAACAGTTGTCTATGTTGAAACAAGTTAAGAAAACGAAGGACAATATTTCTACATATGCATCCACATATCATTGTAAATACAATAAGAATCTCAAGAGTCATTATTATAAGAAACAATGCGTATTTATCGTGAAAGCGGATATTCAATCTGATATTTATCATCTCTTTGCATACGGTAAAAATAATACCAAAGAATACTTTGATGTTGCATATATTCCTAATTACGATATTAGTCGCAGGATGAATACATTGTTTCGGAAAATTAAGGAAAATGATAACATTGATTATATTGAAGAAAGCGATGACGAAGAAGATTTTCAAGATGTTAATCCATTCAAATATGTAGATGTAAATAAAGAACAATTGATGACATTCGTATTCAATCACAAATTCAAGCGATGGTGTCCCAATGGATTTGCCAAACAAAATGACAGAATCATTCACATTGGGAAATTGGTGTATAACTATACATCATAGAATGTGTTATAATTCATAATATATTTTTTACATTATGAATTACTGTATTGAATTATATTGAATTATATTGAATTACGCAAATGAATAACTAATTTTATTTCAGTTAGTGTATACGCACGTCCAGTTTTAACGTAAAGGCGATATTTATTATCCTTATGTATAGTTAAATTTTGATTCGTAGTTGTTGTCGCGTTTACACGATATGCCGAAGGTCCGAATGATAAATGAAGTAATGACCCTTTTTGGACGCTACGTGTGTCAATATCAATTGTTGATAACGAGTTGGGCTGTATTGGTGTGGTTTCTAAATCATTTCCAATTAATTCCATAATCACCCAATTGTCTTGTCCCGCACTACCTGCTTCGGCATCACAATGAGCGTATATTTCTATATAACTATTTGATAATGTTTCGCTTTCAAATGTTATACTGGATGTAGAGTTCGTTCCATCTAAAAAATTTATTATGCCATTGTTTTGAGAACGTGTCAAATCAAAATCTAAATAAGCACTTGAAGCATCAAGTGATATAAAATCAGAAAAATATAAAATTGTGTTTTTTGTTCCAGACATAGCACCAGTATCCCCCTGTAATCCTTGGGGACCAGTTGGACCTATTTCACCAGTATCCCCCTGTAATCCTTGGGGACCA